CATAACACCTCGGTAAATCCGGCATGGAAATTGAAGTATGTTGCTAAGATTGGTAACCATTTATTTTACACAAGAGCCTGATATGCCGACAAAGAATGAGATTAGTGAATTTAGTGATATGATAGGTAAATTGTCATACGCACTCGGTAGTACCCATATGGATGCCATTGTGCATCATTGTGAGACTACCGGAATGGAAATTGATGTAGCTTCTACTCTGATATCACCTGCATTAAAAGCCAAGATTAGAGAAGAAGCCGAAGATTTAAACTTGATGAAGAAAAGTTCTAAATTGCCACTATGATTGAATTGATTGAAGTATCAACACCCGAACAAAAGATGTTGGTAAAATATATTATTGAAAATAATCATTCTTATGTACCGACAAATTCATCTGTTGGTCGTAGGATTGATTGGCTCATCTACCATGATGATGGTTCAGGTCTTTTACCAGAATGTATTGGTATGATTGGTATTGGTTCATCTGTATATCCACCACCAAAAGATATATTGAGATATCTTGGTCTATCTAAAGAAGAATATAAAAATAAATTTAATTCTATTGCCAATAACTGGAGATTTTGTTTTAGTAAATCTATTAGGAATGCTGGAACACAAACACTCAAACAATTAAGATTGAAAGCTGCTGAGGCTTGGAAAAGAAAATATGGTGATGATTTAACACACATCATTACCTTTGTTGGTGCTGGTAAAAATGGCGCAGTCTATTTGGCAGATAATTGGAAACAAATAGGTGAAACTGCTGGTTTACCGAAGCACAAATCTTCTTCCATGAAATGGAATAATAATACAGAGTTAAAAGAACTTTTTGTTAAACCAACCGGCGAAAATAAGAAAATTATTTTCATTAAACCAATTTGAAAGTGTAGTATGCCAAGCAAAGAATATTATGAAGGTCGTGACATGGAAAAAAATAAAATTCTCCATGAACACTTAATTGAATATTTTGAATTTGATAAGATTGATTCTGATGGCTCACCAAAAACCAAAAATGATATCATTGGTATAAAAGAAGGTAAAAGAATTTGTCTGTCTGTTAAGAATGCTTCAGGTAAGAATACACAGGTACATCTAACTACATTAAAAAAGTTAGCTTCCGATTTGACTATTCCAGATGATATTGTTTCTAAATTGAATCTTTGGTTTGGAACAAATGATTTTCTTGAATTCAGTACTTGGTCAAAAGATAAAACATTATCTGAATATGAATATGACCATGATAGGTTAAGCAGTAAGAATATTGATGGTTGGCAATCGGTTCAAGATTGGTTCAATACAAACAAAAATATTATTTCAACTCTCCTATTACAACGATTGGAAAAGGAAGATAAACCTGAATTCTTGGTTTGGATTAACAAACTTGAAAAGTGTGCTCAGATATTGAGTATACCAAAATTGATTGAATACATTGAAGAAGAATGTTCTTGGATAACTATGCCAAGTGGAACTATTCTTAAATGTGTTACACCGAAAAACAAGGCTATATTGTGGTTACAAATGAAAGGTAATCGTACAGATGATGGTTATAATCGTTGTCCACAATTTCATCTGGTCGAAAATTGGCCGGAGAATTTAGTATTAAATAAACAAATTATTTCCATATGAGTTTCACTTTTGAGGAAGGGTCGGGCTTCTCAGCCTTTGCTTTATTCAATGCAATCAAATTACATTTTACCTCTGATAGTTATGATTATTTTAAGTATGGCGGTAAAACCAATGTCTCAAAGGATACTTTTGCCAACCGAAAGGACAAGTATACATTCTATCGCCTGTCCAGAAAATACAACCTCCAAGACCTAAGGGACTTTTATATCTCCAATTTTTTGGTGAAAGATGTAAATTGGGTTGGTGATATTGCCAATGCCGAAGGTGAAGAAAACTACAAGATATGGCAAAAAAGAAACCAGCGCTTGACATATGAGTTTGAACAAGATATAATTCGTATCTTAGAACAGGCAAATAACCCCGATGAACTCATTGTGGTACCATCTGGTGGTTATCCGGCATTGTTACTAGGTGCAAAGCAACACAAGATTTGTATTGAAACACTGGTGATACTTGATGACATTATGAATTTCTTTCCTATGTGGAACAAAAAGATATCAGACGATATTATATGGCCAACATACCAAAGAAAATGTATAAGGTATAAACCTTTCATTCAGTACGATAAAGAGAAGTTTAAAACCATTCTTAAAGAAAGTATCAAAGAATTATGTCAGTGAAAATCTCAAAAATTTATTTGGACATGGATGGCGTAATCTGTGACTTCCATAAAAGATATGAAGAAATGTTTGGTACATTACCAGAGCGTGATGACAAGTCAAAAAAGTTCCATAAAAACTTTGATAAATTCATTGAAGCAAGAAGTTTCGCTACATTGGATATGATGCCAGGAGCTATTGCACTCATTCGTTCATTGGAACAAATGTATGAAGAATATGGTGTACCAACAGAGATTCTTTCCTCTACTGCATCACCAAAACGACATGATGAAATTAAAGTACAGAAAGAAGAATGGCTCCAGAAACATGGAGTTACATTCAAACAAAATTTTGTTCCAGGTAAACAACTGAAATCTCAGTTTGCCGAACATGATGCACTAATTATTGATGATACAGTAAGTGTTATTGATGATTGGCGTAGAGCAGGTGGCCTTGCAATATGGCATAATAATGTGCCAGCCACCTTGGCAATGTTGAAAGTTTGGCTTTGAACTAGGATAAATATAATATATCTTAGGAGACACTCATGGAATACAAATCTTTTCAACACAAAATTTATGCAGAGCGTGCTGGATTAGTTAAGGAAGACTGGGACCAGTTAATTTCAGAATCATATGACTATGATGAAGATGATATTGCTACTCTTATTGGTCTTGCTGAAGAAATTCAACAAGTTCTTGAAGCTCTTCCTAAAGCAGCTTATGTTAGTGCAATGAGGTCTGCTACTGATCCTGAGGGTGAAAGTAAAGCTGATTCTGATAGAGTTGTGGCTCGTGCAAAGAAACACCATGGTGAAAAATTTGCTAAAGATTTAGAATCTGGTGCAGGTAAAATGCATTATCCTAGAGCTAATCATACATATGGTTCTGATAAATTGTCAAACCGCAGCAAGGCACCCGTTACTAAGTCCGGTAAAGCCGACAAAAGACATATACAAGGCCTAAAAAACAAAATTAAATCATACAGCAAGTAATAAAATATATTAAAAAAATTCTTGACACAGGTTTAGGCCTGTGTTAGAATACAAGAACATTATGAATAATGTGGATAATCCGTTTATACTCCGTTAATACTAGAAAGGTAAATTATGGTAGATTTTTCTAAAATGAAAAAGAGTTCAGGCAATCTGGACAAACTCAAAACAGCCGTAGAAGCACTCAACGCTTCATCAGAAGGTGCCTCTGACAAAGAGAAATTCTGGCGTCCCGAAGTTGACAAAGCAGGGAATGGTATGGCAACAATCCGATTCTTACCCGCATCACCAGCCGATGGTGAAGATGGTTTGCCTTGGGTTAAAATCTTTGGTCATGGTTTTCAAGGACCAGGCGGTTGGCTTATTGACAACTGTTTGACTACTAAGAATCAGCAATGTCCTGTGTGTGAACACAATTCTACTTTGTGGAATTCAGGCATTGAAGCTAACAAAGAAATTGTACGCAAACAAAAGCGTAAATTGAATTATGTTGCTAACGTATACATTGTCAGTGATCCAAAACATCCTGAGAATGAAGGCAAAGTAATGTTGTTCAAATTCGGTAAGAAAATCTTTGATAAGATTACAGAAGCAATGAATCCTCAGTTTGCTGATGAACAAGCAATCAATCCATTTGATTTGTGGAAAGGTGCTAACTTCAAGTTGAAGATTCGTAAAGTTGAGGGTTACCAAAACTATGACAAGTCTGAATTTGAATCTCCATCAGCATTGTTGGATGACGATGAAGAACTTGAAAAGGTTTGGAAATCAGAACACGCTTTATCAGAGTTGGTTGCTGATAAAGAATTCAAGACCTATGATGCTCTGAAAGACCGTTTGGAAAAGGTCCTAGGGTTGAATGGTGAGAAACCTATCACTAAGACTACTGTTGAACAGATGAAGTCTGCACCTAAGAAACCTGTGGATGAACCTGAAATGGCCATGGGTGATGATGACGATATGGCATATTTTGCCAAGTTGGCACAAGATTAAACAAAAGATCCTTTCTCAGAACTTTGTTTAGACCCCGCTACGGCGGGGTTTTTTATTGGTTATGCAAAAGAACTTTCCGTTGCAACGACATAAGATTGTTCAATCAATCTAGACAGTGGCATCGGTATGTTTTGATTTTGTGTTCCTTGTTTTTTAACAGAACTAACCATAGTAGGTTGTGCAGTTGTATTTTTACCAACCATCATTTCTTTATCAGATATTGAATTCTTCAAGTTATTAGCTTCTTGTTGTTTTTTGTCCAATTCTGCCAATTTAATAACCGTTTCGAGTGCAGATTGAGGTTGTTTTTGTCTTTCGTCTTTTCTTTTAAGGTATTCATTGTATCCAGGTATGGTTTTGTCAAAATGCCAAGGACCAAGAGGGTTTTCTTTTATAACCTCAAACATTTTTTTTACCATCACATCATCTTCTGTATCAGCTCCTGGTGCAGTTAACATTCTCCAGTTTTGAAGAAGTCTTTCTTTAGCGGCGTTTTTAAAAAATTCATCTCTTTCTTTTTCACCTGGAGCATCTTTGGCCCAATTTTTAAAGTTTCTCATAAAATCTTGGTAGAATTTTCTTTCTTCATCACTTGGATTATATCCACCGTTTTTATCTATCATACCGAGTGAATATAATTCAGCATCACGCTCTTGTGCATTGTTTAGTGGTTTGTCGGCAGGTAAATTAAGATTTTTAATGTATTCCTCTTTTTTACTTTGTTTTTCGGCGTCCATTCTTTCAAGAGCTTTTATTGCTTCTGGATGGCCTAAATCTGCTTGTTTTTTGATGGCATCTCTTGTTTTCATTTCAGTGCCAGCTTCATCATAGTCTGGTTGAGTTGCACCATACATGGCCATAACACTCCAATCTTCTAGGCGATTTTTTGATTGAATTGCTGCTCGAGTTCTGTCTATATCACCTTTTCTTGCAAATTCATCAATTCGTTTATTGGTGTCATCAGTTATCAAATCTTGGAAAAGTTTCATTAAATAACCACTCAAGAACGCAAAACTTGCAAATTAGCTACACCTCCAACTATCTGTTTGGGCATCCAAGATAGTACCTCCAATCCTGCCAAAGCTGCTAATTTTTCTGTAAAACCTTTAATTCTTTCTTCAAGGTCATTTATAGTCTTTTGTATTTTATCTTTTATACCTTGAACACTATCTTCAACCTCTTGCATTATATTTTGCAAAAAACCACTCTCTTTTTCTTTTACTGGTACGGCTTTAGCTGTAGGTTGTTGTGTACCTACTGCACCTAAAGCTTTTAGTAATTCTTTATGCCTTTTTTCATCATTTAATTTGTTACTTTCTTTCAGATTATTTTCTTCTTCCCTCAACAACATATCTTGTTCATGAGTTTTCTTCATAAATGTGAGAATTTGTTTCAATACTGTTTTCATTCCAGCAGTATCTTCTTCACCATCCGTTCCATCTTTGGTAAGTTTTTTATCTTTTCTACCAATTGGTTTTGCACGACCAGCAAAATACTCAATATCTTTTTGTGAACGACCAAATAATCTACCATACAATGCAGGACCTAAACGAGAACCAAATGTCAAAAACTTAACAATGTTAAGTGGATCAAATTTCTCTTTGATACCTTTTATTCTTGCCTGAGTTTTTAAACCAATGGCACCTGTAATAGCAGAGCCGAATCCTTTACCACGAACCAATTCATCAGCAATCACATCTTTAAGTGATTGTCCTCTTACGGCTTTAGCTTGTTGATAGTTTAATTTATTATCCATGTTTACCTTTTCTAATCTCAGTCAAACATCGCTCTTATCATAGAACGTGTTTGATTACTATTTTTGAAAATGGGTTCTGCAAATCCAGGCATAAGTGGGTGATCCGCAAACCAATTCTCGCTATCTATTTCATGTTGTTTACTTTCTTTTTCTAATTCTTGTTGCTGTTGCTGCAGCTGAATCCAAAATGCAGCTGATTTTGCTTCTGCTATTTTGTATTGCTGTTTTTTGATTTCTTTTTCCGCATCCTCAAATTCTATTCTTTTTTTTTCCAATTCTTCTAGTTTTTGTTTTTCTTCTTCTCTTTTGAGTTTTTTACGCTTAGCTTCTTCTTGTTCATCTGTAAGTGGAAGTTCTGGTTCCTCTTTAACTTTTGGTTGACTTGTTGGATCATTAGCTAATTTTAGTGTTTCTTCCCATTTTTTTCGCTGACGGTCTTCCTTTTCCTTATTACTCATCAACTCACCAATATTAATATTATCAACACCACTATTCGTTCTTTCGTTAGTATGTGGTAGTATAGTTGATTTTGATATAACAGTAGCTTTAACAGTGTCTGATGGTTTTTCTAATGCTTCATTTTCATCTAAAGATTGTGATACTTTAACTGGACTAGATCCAGCTTCATTAATAACTTTAAGTATTGGGCCAATATTACCATTTTTTCTAGCTTTAGCTACTTGTTTGTCCCAAGATTGTTTAGAATCTTCATTGTACATTGAAAATCTAAGGCCTTGAGACCTGAACGCCACTTCTACAGCATCTTTTTGTGCATCAGTCAATTTATCATAAGATAAATCATCTTTTTCACTAAGCGGCGTAAATTTACCACTTGAAACTGGTTTTGCTGCTATTACAGGTTGTGCTGCAGCCGATGTATCTGTTTTAATTGGTTCTCTAACTGGTTCAGCTGTTTTTTTATCCTCTGCTTTTGCAGACTCAGTTGTTTGTCCTAAAGAATGTTGCTGTCTTTGTACAAATCGTCTTGAAATTGATTCTATTCTTCCTGGACCAAAATCTTCGATATTACCTTTAAATTTCTTTTTTACATTTGCTTTATCATAATTAGTCATTTTATCCATAAATTCTTCTGCTGTTTTTGCTTTCAAAGCACCAGATTCTTTTATTGATTTATGGAAATCAGCCAAACCATTTTGATTTACTCTGTCGGCCATATAAGTCTGAACTCTTTCGTCTGAAGCTACATCTGAAGCTACACCAGACTTTTCTAATTCAACTACTGTAGGATTATAAACATGATTTTTATACCATTTTTTCTGTGCATCATATAAAGTTTGAGGGTCAATTTTTTTCCATTGTTCCAAAAATTTTGGATTTTCTCCACTTGTACCTGGATCTTCAGTAATTTTTTGATTTGGATAATCTCTATTAAAATCAGATATGAATGAGTCTAAACTAGAAGTTCCTTTACCTTCTTTACCTCTTCCTGTATTCAATCCAATAAGACCAAATGAACTAGTATTATTTGTATCTTTTATGGATTGATAAACTTTTGCTAAAGCTTCTTTGGTATTTGTAGTACCCGCTTCCATTGCGGCTGTTTTTGCAAAAGCTGCATCATAACCAGTTAATCCGACTGCAACACCAACAATAGTTTTAACAACACCTTTAGCACCACCACCCGAAGATTTTGGAATTGTTTTTGGAGTTGGAGTTGTTGTTTTTGGATTTGTGGTTGCTTTTTTACTTTGTTTTGGATTTTTCGGTGGCGTTTTGTCTTTTTTATCTTTTTTTGTATCTGGTTTTGTTTTATCTGGTGGAGGAGGCGGCGTTTTAAGTTTAGGTTTAAATTTACTCTTATTTTTTCTACCAGCCAAAGCATTTATTATTTCTTTGTTTCTTATGTCTTTTTTGTGTTCTTCTGATATAATAAGATTTTTAGCCATTTCTTGGTGTAATCTTTTATCGGCATCTATGGTTTTCATCATTTTATAGATTTCACCAAGATATTCCGTATTTGATAGTTTTTTACCTTCATCAATGTGTTCGGTCGAACCAAACTTTTTATGTAAAAAATCAACAGTTTTAATTACAGATTTTTTGACGCCGCCGAGCAAAGACTTACCAACACCACCTAAGGTCATCTTTTTAACCGTATCTTTTGTTTCTGGTGCTGGTTTTGTCATTTTATTTCTTTAATCTCTCTCTCATCTTTTGGTTTTCTTGCTCTATGTACTGAACTAACATTGCAATGTATATGTCCCTTTCCCATGGCATCATATTATCCAATTCAGTCAAACTATACTTATGATGTTGCATTAATGAGAAATTTGTTTTATAGTGATTTCTCAAATCGTCATGGTGAAAGGTTATACGAAAAAACTTTCAAGTCCCTCTACTCCAAATGAATGATGGAAACCACATTTACCACAGGTCATTTCAACCTTTTCTTTCATTTTTGGTAAATTATTAAAAAATTTCTCAATCTTTTCAAATTGTGTTTGATTTAGATTTTCAACAAATTCTACCAATTCTTCGATAGGTGTTTCTTTAGCATAATAGAATTGTTCACCGTCATAAATGTGTTCAATACTACGAGCCAACATATTAAAAGTAAGTTCTGTTTCATTTACAATATTAACAGAATCTTTAATGATACCAAATTCTGGATATTTCATTCTGATGGAAAGTTTTTCTGTTAATTGAATGTCTGGTGATATATTTTCATCCATCTGAACCTTAATGTCCAAAAGATTAATTTTACTTTCCATAATATTATTACATTCTTTTTCATCAACCTCATTGTTACAACGATACTTTGATTCAACCACCTCACCAACGGATCTAGCTCTCAGATTGATAAAGTAAAATTCAACATCAATGATTGGTAATTTTTCAATATCAATATCTTCCGTCAAAGTGCAATTATAAAGAATATCCCTAATGGCATCATGCACAGAACTAGATTCACTAGATTCCATGGCCATCAATAAGTTTCTTTGTTCTTTGACAAGGAACGGACGATATCTAAGTTTTTTCTTTGAAACTGGTAATTCAATTTCATATGTTGGCACATCAATTTTTGGTAAAGCCATAATAACTCCTTAAAAAAATAATATTAAATAGTTTCCCAACGAGTATAAGCAAAGGTCACAGTCAGTTTATGATAACCGTCTGAACTCCAGTCCAAATCTAATTGGTTCATTGATATAGGATAAGCATCAATCAAATTCACGCCATATGATCCTTCATTTGTTACAGTATATTGATATATTTGTATGTCTGTGACATAACTAGATTTATATCTGAAATTGTTTGTTTTATTAGAATTAACTGCATTTAGCCATTCATCAAAATAATATTTAGTTTTCATATCATCATCAAGAATGAATGTCAAATCAATATCCGTATATGTAGTGAGGTTTGGATATTTTTCTATTGGACCATATGTTTTTTGTTCTACGGTCTCAAATGTTCTACCCGGTAATTGTGCTACCTCACAACGATATCGCAACTTTTCATCTAATTTGATTTTAATACTACCGGCCGTTTTTTTAAATTCTTCTAAGTTAGTTTCAGCTTCAGCTGATTTATTTATTGTTCGAAGTACTTTTGTTGTTATATCATATTTTTCAGTTTTTACATCTTTTGTGTCTATTGTTTTGAAATCTTTTTTTAATGAATCTGAATACGCCTCTGCAATGTCGATTGTTGCTTGAATTTCGGAGTACAAAGGATCAAAAGTAATGATTACCTCAAAACGATTTGGTCTCGCCAAATCACCTTTAAAACTAGATTTAAATAGTTGTAAGCCTGCCATTTATGAATTCCTTATTTCTTCTACAGATTCTTTCCAAACCTTATTTGCGGTTGCCTTCTTGAATTGTTGAACCGGTAAGTACATGGCAATGTCCCATTCCTCAGGTTCAACGGCAAGTATCCTAGACCTTATATGTGAATACAAATATCGTTTGACACATGGCCTGAACTCTTTATACTTTCTGGAGGCGTCTAGGATTTCATATGATATACGCAAACGCATAATCTCATTGTCATCGTTCAGGATTGCCCGTGGCATTAGTTTCCTCATGAAATATATTCTATACTTCATTGGTAGATAATGTAGGTTTAATCCTAAGAAACCATCTGAATAAGATTCAAGTGGTATTACCAAAGGAAACCTGTCATAATAATCCAATTCATTTTTGCCTTTTGGATCATATGCAAAGAAATACATACTACCAATTCTAAATTTTTTGGTAGTATTTGGTTGTGGCCTAGCACCTTTTGGTACAAACCTATCCTTTTCTTTGGTCATAGGAACAGAAATTGCTCTTGGATTTCTAAGGTTTGCAACTTTTTGAGTCAACCATTTTAATGATTCACGGCTCATCGTCTGCAATTGAGCAGCAGTTTTCTGTTCGGCCAGTGTGGTGAGTAATGAGGGTTTTTTATTCATGCCTTATTTAGTTGAAGATTTTAAGCAATTTTTAGATATATACTCATATGAATACATATAAAATAACACAAAAACAGTTTAATGACACGAATAAATTACTTAGTGATTTTTTTAATGTGTCTTATACATACATCAAAATTGAAGAAGATGAAATAATCTCTAAAAATAATGGATGGGGTGGAAAAACGATAGGTACAACAGGATACAAATACACCGAAGAACAGAAAAAAAATATAAGTGATTCGTTAAAAGGAAATCAATTTTTTTTAGGTAAAACACATACAGATGAAACCAAACAAAAAATAAGTAAATCACAAACGGGTAAAAAGTGGTCAGAAGAAACCAGAAAAAAATTAACCGAAAAGAGAAAAAGCCAAAAACACACTGAAGAAACAAAACAAAAAATGAGAGAAATTGCTTTGAAACGAGAAGAAAGAAAAAGAATTTTGAAGTTTCAAACTTTGGGTAATTGATCCTCAGTGAATATAACGAATTCCCAACCACGATCCAAACAAAATTCAGTGGCAGCTTTCCATTTAGATTGATTTACACCCCAAGTGGTAACCTCAGTGATATATTGTTTTGTTACTCGTCTTTGTTGTTGTGGTGATTTAGTTTGTTTCTTTGGTTTAACCTCAATCATCCAAGTTGATAGTTCTCCTTTGTTATTTTTAACTCGTATAACAAAATCCGGAAAGTATCGGTGCCATTTCCCATCAACTGGAGACACATAAGGCACAACAATTTCTTCGCTCGACCAAGAAATTACCCAATCTTCTTTATCAAATTTGTGCATAAATCTCGCTTCCCAACTTGAGCGATATATGATGTTTTTGTAGTCCCCAACATATTTTTGAGGATTTGAGGGTTTAAATTGTCCAGAATATGCCATAAATAGTATATATGCAGTTTTTAAAAAACAAGGAATAAAATGTCAGCTCCAGATTTAGATACAACTCGAAAATCCGTATTAACAGCTATAGAAAACCGACCAACACAAAACGGAACATATTGGGGTCCAAGAGGTACATTTAAAGCAGAAACAGGACCTTTAGCTGCGTTACAGGGAACAAAATATATATCAAAAAGTTTATCTTATCCGAGAGATTTAAATTCTGATGGAAAAAAACACTCAGTTCAATTTGTTGCTCGGCCTGTTAAAGCTGAAGGAGATCCGATTGGCGCAGGCACAAAATTCTTAAAGGATGTAGCTGTAGGAAGTGTTGAAGTAGTAGAAGAAGTTGCTGCAGATGTCGGTCAAGAAGCTTCTGATGTTGCAGCAGGAAAAAAAAGTGCAAGACAAGCAACGGCTGATTTGTATAATAAAGGTGCTGATAAATTTGCAGACAAACTAGAAGAAGCTGATAAAATTAATATCAAAGCACCTTATGTCGCAAGAACTTCATCTTTAGCAACAACAATAAATCTTTACATGCCAGACGGTATTGAATTTGGCCAACACGCAAATTACAATCAAATAGGAGTATTGGACGCTGCAGCTTCAGTTCCTTTTCTTGGAAAAATACCATCAGCTATTTTATCCACATTAAGAAATGACCAGTTCAGACTTACATTGAATTCAATGGGATATGTTTTCAATCCAAGAGAACAAGTGTTATTTGAAGGTATAGATTTTAGAACATTTAGTATGTCTTTCACATTCACACCATTTTCTGCTGACGAATCGGCGCAAGTAAAAGCTATTATAAAAGCATTCAGAAAAAATGCTGCACCAACCATACAAAGAGGTGCTATTAATGGTTTTTTCTATGTGCCTCCAGCTGTTTTTGATATAAGTTTTTTACAAAATGGTTTAGTTAATGAAAATATAAACAAGTTAAAAGAATGTGTTCTTACGGATGTCACAGTAAATTATGCACCAAATGGTACATGGTCAACATACGGAGATGGTATGCCAGTGCAAACCACTTTAAATTTAAGTTTCAAAGAAATTGAACTTGTTGATAGTGATGATATTGATAATAGAGGTTATTAAAATGAATTATTTTAAAACATTACCAAAAATAATTTTTAGAGGCACACAATCATCACAACTTGTAACTAACTTATTAGCGAGAGTTAATATTGTTTCAAGTTTAATAACTAATCCTTTATTGTTTTATTCCTATGACATACAAGAAGGAGATACACCAGAAATTATTGCTCATAAATATTATGAAGATATGGAAAGATTTTGGATTGTATTACTTGCAAACCAATTATTTGATGCACAATGGGATTGGCCACTGTCAAATTTAGTTTTCAATCAGTATTTGAATCAAAAATATTCTCCGGAACAATTAACTGACATAAATTATTATGAAAAAATTATTACTACAACAGATGTAAATTCTAGGACAACTACGACACAGAATATTATTATAGATGAAGATACTTATAATAATTTGGCAGAATCAACCAATACTTACAAAACAATAACTGGTGATGTAGTTGTAAAAATATCAAGAAATGCTGTAGATAATTTTACATATGAATATAATCTAAACGAATCTAAAAGAAACATAAAAATATTGAATAAAACTTATGCAGACAGAATTGAAGTTGAATTTCGTAAATTGATGGGCACATAATATGGCAGAAAATGTATCTCAAGGCAGCGGATTTTTTTATCCACAAGATGCGGCAATTAGTGAATTAAGTATTACAACAATTAATGGCAATAAATATGATGTCAAATACTTGATGGTTGATATGCATATCTTTGAGGACCTCTATAGTTTCTCAATGACTGGATATATGTTACTTAAAGATGGTATTGGTCTTATAG